AAAATTTCAAATTGAAATGGGGCGTTTGGAGGTGTTAGGTGAATTATTAATAAAAGAAAAATAAATAATATGAAACAAACATTAAGCGAAGAATTTAGAAAAATGCAAAAATTGGCTGGTATTATTACTGAAGTTGAGTATAAAAAATTAATTGAAAGTGAAGAATACACATTACATGTAAAAAATGATCACCCGTTATCTAAAATAGACAAAAAAATTAAAATCGATTTTGATCCTCTTACTATGTTTGGAGGTTGGGATGAAGATGAATTAAAAGAATTATTTGCAAAAGAAAAAATAGGATCAGGAACTTATTTAGAGCTTATGGATTCTAATAATAAATCAATCAAAAAAGGACAATTAACTGGATACATGGGTAATAATCCTATAATATCTGATAAATAATATAAACAATATGGATACTTTTGACTTAAAAAAATATTTAGCTGAAAGTAAATTATATGAAGCCGCTATGGCTTGTCCTTTACCTACTCAATATTTATAATAAATGGATAATATTTTCTATACTTACATTCATATTCGACCTGATACTAATGAACCGTTTTATGTAGGAAAAGGTAAGGGAAGACGACATAAAACTAAAACAGGTAGAAATCAATATTGGCATAATGTTGTTAATAAAAATAATGGTATTTTTGAATCTAAAATTATATTTGAGGGGTTAACTGAAAAAGAAGCTTTATTAAAAGAAGTAGAAGTAGAAAAAGAACTTAAAGAAAAAGGATACAATCTAGTTAATCTAGCTAAAACAGGAAATTCTAGTCCGGTTGGGGTTTCTAGAACAAAAGAACATAAACAATCTTTAAGTAAAGCAACTAAAGGTCGAATAAGTCCAAATAAAGGGAAAAAACATGATCCTTTTCCTGAAGACTCAAAATACTGGAAAGAAAAAAATAGACCTGAGGAAACTAAAGATAAACAATCATCGTCTCAATTTAATCGATGGGGAGAAAAAGGAAATGAATTAAGACAAAACTTTAGAAATAAAATGGGTAAAAAAGTATTACAAATAGAAGTAAAAACCTTAACACCATTAGAAATATTCCCATCAATTATTGAAGCCAAAGAAAAAACAAAAATTAATGGTATAAATCATTGTGTTAATGGACAACAGAAAACAGCTGGAGGTTATATTTGGGTATATAAACATCCTGAAAATCCTTATTTTGAATATATTATTAATGAAAATACAGTAATACGTGTATTTGAATGTAGTGATGATTTAGGAACTGAAGAACTTTGGCACCGGGATAATGAGGATCGCGTAATAGAAATATTGGGAGAAACAGATTGGCAAATACAACTTGACAATCAATTGCCCACATCCATGAACGTTCCTATATCTATCCCTAAACATATGTGGCACAGAGCTATTAAGGGGACAGGTTGTTTGAAATTAAAAATACATAAAACGTGTTAAAAATATCATATATGAAACTATCTAAACCTCAATTGAACGAGTATATTGAGCTTTATCTCAATGATCTTAACGATTATGGGTGTGATCAAGACAATTACTTGTTGGCTGAGCAAACTTTATCTAAATTTAGCAATTTATTAACTGAATCTAAACAAGATATTAGAAAAATGCTTAACGAAGCTATAACTAAATCTGATAAAAATACTAGAGAAGTATATGAAGAATTCTTAATGTATGTTCAGGAATTACAAGACTAGTTTGGATATCTACCTTTTCTTTCATATATTTATAATAAAAATAAAATGAAAAAACAAATATTGAGCGAAGAATTCAGCAAAATGAAAAAATTAGCTGGTATAACTACTGAAAATGTATCAGGTAATGTTGAAATGGACGATGAAACATATGTAAAAATAGATGAATTAATCAACCCAGGAGGTAAATTATCAGCAGATTGGAAAAACTTTATTGATTCTGCAACGAATATAATGGATACTGCATACAATGATGGTAAAAATGGTTTTGAAGTAAAAGAAGTATACGATTACTTATTTACTATATTAGAAAACGAAGTTTAAAATACAGACCGATTCATAGCCGGTCGCTTTAACAAATAAAACATGACAGTTGTGGCGTCACCTATAAAAGGAGACGCCACCTTTCTTTGGCTGTTTAAACAAAAAATATTAAATTTATATTATATGAAATATACAGATAAAATTGTAATAATAGGTGCAGCTGGCGTAAATGCAGTTACCAAGTTAATAGAAAATGAATACCCAGATGAGTATCTGGTAGATAAAGATGTACAGTTTAAATGGGAGACAGAGATAGAAGATATTGACTTTAAAACTGAAGAAATAATATTAAAAGATTAAATATTTATATTAAATATAAACATGAAAACATCAGAATTAAAACAACTAATTAAAGAAATGTTAATAAATGAATTAGATATTTCTAAATATCTTAGTTCTTGGATAGATACTAAAACATTAAAAAAAACAAAAAATTTTCCTGAGTCTGTATTTCTATATCTTAAAAAAGAAGGATATACTAATAAAGGAGAAATATATAGAGTTTTAACTTTAGATCCTTTAGTTGTTATTCTAAAACAAAATACAGAGTACATTGATTTAGATAAATTTTTAGAAGATAATCAAGATATAGAACCATATGATGATTTATATAGCTCTTATCAAGATGAAAAAGAAGTTATAGCTCGTTTAGATTCTAATTTTTCTTTTGAAGATATACATTATGCTAGCCCAACAGGTATGAATATGAATATGTTTTTAGGAGATCTAGATAAAAATAAACTAAAAAATGATATTTTAAAAAAAGATCAAGGTAAATTATTATCTTTTACTAAAGATAGAGAAGCAGCTAACTATATTTTTTATACTGCTATTGATCATTTAGAAGATAATGATTTCTTAAATGAAGGAAAACAAATTGGATTATTATATCATTATACTGATATAAAAAATATAAAAAATATTTTAGATAAAGGATTAAAATTTAGTAAACCTCAAGAAGAAATTTTAAGTAAATATTATATATCTACCACTAGAAAAAAACAAAATTGGAAACATTTAGCAGAAATTGTTTTAGATGGTAATAAAATATCACAAAATTACAAAATAATCCCTATAAATGCTTCTACTTTTATAGACAAACCAAGTAATGAGTGGTTTAAACAAGTAGGAGTTAAAATAGATAGCCTCGGAGGTTCTGAATTAGCTGAAGAAAGAATAATCTCTTCATCCCCAGGATACTTAGATCCTAAATATATCTTAAAAATAAATTAAAAAAACAAACAAAATATCTAGAATATGAATGGAAATACAAAAAATGAGATGAAAAAAATAGTGTACATAGGGGCAGGTGTATCAACCCAATATGGGGTTCTCCACTTGTTAAAAAATGGTTATGATCCAACTAAAATTACAATTATAGATAAAGGAAAAGATATATACACTCGATTACCAGAAGATGTCATGACCGGTGCTGGAGGATGTGGAACATGGAGTGATTTTAAAGTAATCCCTTCATTTAAACAAGGCGGACTATTTCACCCACACTACTGTAAGGATGAAGAATATGCAACAGAATTATCTAAACAGTTGTATGATTATATAGTTGAATACCACCCAGATCCATCTAAAATTATGTACACTGAACCAGTTGAAGAACCTCAATTCATTAAAGATTCGCCATTTGAATTAAGACAATCACCTTGTTATCACTTAGGTACAGATTATGGTCAACAACAGGTAAAAAATATATTTGAATACTTCGATAAAGTTGGAGTAAGACAAATATATAATGTTGAAATAACAAATATTAATTTTAAACGTAATGAAATCGGTATAGGACACGATTATATTAAATATGATAAATTAATCATTGGAACTGGTAAATCTGGTATGGATCTACTTACTAAACTGATAAATGATTATAGTCTAGACACAGTACCTAAACCAGCACAGTTTGGAGTACGTTATGAAACTGATGGAAAATATTTTGAAGAATTAAACAAAATAGCATATGACTTCAAATTATACAAGAAATTTGGAGAAGATAGTGCTCGTTCATTCTGTACAAACAATTTCGCAGCGTTTGTAGCTGAAGAAGAAACATATGGTATGAAATCATATAACGGACATGCTCATAAAGATAAAGACAAATACAATGGTTTAACTAACTTTGGCATATTATTAGAAGCACGTGGTATTGAAGATCCATTCAAATTCAGTACACAATTAGTGAATTTTTTCCAACACCATGGCAAAGCAGTATATTATTCTCCATCTGACCGTGAACCATCATTAACAGATCAAGGTAATAAAGTACCTGGGTATAAAATATCGTTAGATAAATTTAAAGAAGGTTTTGGCAAGTATGCTGATTATATATTAGAATTCATAGATGATTTGAACACAACATTTGGTATAAACGACGATTACATATTCTATTGTCCTGAAGTTAAATTCTTAACTAATGAAATAGCATTAGATAAAAACAATTTATCTTTACCACAATATCCTAATGTTCACTTACAAGGAGACGCTGCTGGAGCTAGAGGAATTTATATATCAGCTTTGCATGGATTATATATAGCATCATATTTATTAAGAAAATAATTATGTACAAAGACCCAGAAGAATTCCCAGACTTTATAGAAAACTATTAGCATAAATTTGGCTTATTTAAAAAATAATATTATATTTATATAAATAAAAACGTATGATTTCAAAACAATTAAAACAAAGTGATGGTACCATTGTGCATTATGTTATAATTAATGGTAAAACATTAACACATAACTATGATGGGCCTGCTTTAATACCACAAGGTAATAAACGATTAGCTGAGTATTATATATTTGGTATTAAGAAAACTAAAGAACAGTGGGAAAATATTAAAAAAGATGGTGAAGGTGTTCCATTCTTCAAGACATCTGCCGGAAAAGCATCAGGAACAAGAGCATAAAATAAAACAATATGAGAATAGGATTAGCAGGAACAGTATCAGTAGGTAAATCTACATTAGCAAAAGCATTAGGAGAAATTGATATATTTAAAGATTATTTAATTCAGACTGAACGTAGCAAATATTTACGAGATCAAGGTATAGCATTAAATACAGATTCAACATTAAAAGGACAAATTGTATTTGCAGCTGAACGTTCTATTGAATTGTTAAATGAAAATATAATTACAGATCGTACAATATATGATGTTTGTTCATTTACATTAAGTGCTAATTCAATTGACTGGAATGTTAAAGAAAAATTTGTTGACTTGATGATGCGTATACGTGATGATTATGATGTAATCGTTTATGTTTCTCCTGAAGGTGTTGAAATTGAAGATAATGGAGTACGTACTATAGATAGTGAGTATCGTGATAAAATTGATTTTACTATTACAGAAATGTTAAAAGCATATCCACCTAAATGCTTAATTGAGGTTAGTGGAACTACTAAAGAACGAATCAATAAGATTAAAGAAGCACTATCTGTCTAATATTTATATTAAACCGCAAAATAAAAATAATGACTAAAAAACAATTTAAAGAATATATCAAAGAAATTATTATTTCTGAAATAACTATGGTCGGTGCAAAAACTGAACCAGGTGACGCAGCTGATATTGCTAAAACTGAACGTACGAGTGTAGACACAGTAAAAGCCGCTATTGCTCAAGCTAAAGAAACAGGCACAGCTGTAGGTGTAGCTGAAATGTCATTAAATGAAATGGCTAAAATAGCTGGTGATCTTGATGCTGCTATTAGAAAAGTAATTGAAGACAATCCAGATTTAGAAGGTCTTCCGCTTAAAAAAGCAATTAAAGGAAGTGAAAAAGTAAAAGATGCACTTGATACTGATGAATTGTATGATAATCAATTGAATAAATTCATTGCACTTGTAAAAGGACAAAGAGAATTAGGAAAAAAAGGTCGCAAACCATCAGAAAAAGCTGATGAGCCTAAAAAAGAAGAACCTAAAGCTAAAAAAGAAACACCTAAAAAGGAAGCACCAAAGAAAGAAAAAAAGGCTAAAGACGAAGACGAGGAAGAAGTAGAAGACAATTGGAACAAGTCAAGTGACGATGATGGTATGGAAGATGAAAAAATCATTGACAAAAAAGCTCAAGCCGTTGCTAAAAAAGGTGGAAGTAATCTTACTAAACTTAACAATATAACTACTCAACTTAAGGACTTAGAAAAAGAAATGAAAGGAATAGCTGACAACTATAAAAAAGCTGAAGGCAGTAAAAAAGAAACTTTGCTAAGTCAACTTAAAGAAAAAACTAAGGCTAAAAAAGAATTAGAAAAACTACAAGACAAATTAGCAACAGACGTTGTATAATATTACCCCAACCAAATAACCTTAATTTAAACCCGACTTAGGTCGGGTTTTTATATCCTTATATAATATTTATAAACACATTAGTAATATGAGTCAAGATATTAAACAAATAATAAAGGAAGAATATATAAAGTGCGCAAGTGACCCAAGCCATTTTATGCGCAAATATTGTCATATACAACATCCACAAAGGGGCCGTGTAATATTTAACCTATACCCATTCCAGGGCAAAGTATTAACGTTATGGAAAGACAATCCATATTCAATAGTATTAAAATCTAGACAGTTAGGTATATCAACACTAGCCGCTGGATATTCATTATGGTTAATGACATTCCATAAGGATAAAAACATTTTATGTTTATCTAAGACTCAAGAAACAGCCAGAAACATGGTTACTAAAGTTAAGTTCATGTACGATAACTTACCATCTTGGCTAAAAGTACCTACCGAAGAAAATAACAAACTATCAATACGTTTAAACAATGGTTCTCAAGTTAAAGCTAAATCATCAAATAGTGATTCCGCACGTTCGGAAGCCGTATCTTTACTTATAATAGATGAGGCAGCGTTTATTGACAATATTGAAGATACTTGGGCATCTGCTCAACAAACCCTAGCAACAGGAGGTGGTGCTATAGTATTGTCTACTCCTTACGGTACCGGAAACTGGTTCCATCAAACATGGGTTAGTGCTGAAAATGCTGAAAACGATTTTTTACCTATTAAATTACCATGGTATGTTCATCCTGAACGAGATGACGCTTGGAGAAAAAGACAAGATGAACTATTAGGTGATCCTAGACTAGCATCACAAGAGTGTGATTGTGACTTTAGTACTTCAGGTGATATAGTATTTTATAACGAGTGGTTAGAATTTATATCTACAACAACAATACAAGACCCTGTAGAACGAAGAGGTGTAGACCAAAATTACTGGGTATGGGAACAACCTGACTATTCAAGAGATTATATGGTTGTAGCTGACGTAGCTAGAGGAGATGGAAAAGACCATTCCGCATTTCATGTTATAGATATAGCCACTAACATACAAGTAGCAGAATATAAAGGACAATTACCACCTAAAGACTTCGGATATTTTTTAGTTGGAGTAGCTTCAGAATACAACCAAGCATTACTTGTAGTTGAGAATGCAAATATAGGTTGGGCAACAATAGACGCTGTAATCGAGCGTGACTATAAAAATTTATATTATTCTCCTAAAACAGAAGCTTTAACTGTAGATTCATATTTTAACAAATATGAAAACAGTGATACTGTAACTCCTGGTTTTACAATGTCTTTAAGAACAAGACCGTTAGTAATAAACAAATTAAGAGAATTTGTAGGCGACAGATCAGTAACAATACGCTCTAAAAGATTAGTAGAAGAAATGAAAGTGTTTATCTGGAGAAATGGTAGAGCAGAAGCACAAAGTGGATACAATGATGATCTAGTAATGTCGTTTGGTATAGGAATGTACTTAAGAGACACATCACTAAAATTCAGACAACAAAGTCAAGACTTAACTCGGGCTGCTTTAAATAATGTAGGTAAATCAATGCCTGCACAAGGGGCTTATTTTGCTACGGGTCGTGATAATCCATATTTTATGGACAATGGTAAAGGAGGCAAAGAAAATTTTAGTTGGATATTAGGTTAAACTTATTTGGTTCCCTCAATATTTATACATATATTATAAAAACATGGCTAATACAAATATATTTAAAAGATTACAACGTCTGTTTTCAACAGATGTTATTATAAGAAACAATGGCGAAAGCCAGGTTAAAGTTATGGATACTAACTCCATACAACAATCTGGAGAATTTGCTACAAACTCATTAGTAGACAGATACAACAGAATTTATTCTCCTAGTTCTACATCATTGTTTGGGGCGCAGTTTAATTTAAACTATCGTTATTTAAGAACTCAAATATACTCAGATTACGATATAATGGACACTGATGCT